GCTCCCGTGTAGCCGAATCCGGCCAGCGTACCCACGATTCCAACCAGAGCAATTATTTGTGTAGTTTTGCTTTGAAACCAATCCATTTTTACCTCCAAAGGTTAGGTTGGTCCTCAATCATCTGGCCCAAACCTTTTAAATTTTCGTTGACCAAGCCAAAAAAAGCCTCGGTATTGTCATCTAGTGTAGCAGAAGTATAAATATTTGCACTAATATACCAATCTGTACTGTCTACCATGGTAACTTGTTCGTATGAGTTGAATCCTGGCACATATCCAATCAAGGCAACAAGCGTGCTTTCGTCACCGTATTGGCCAGTGTCTTCTTGCTCTTGTTCTATTTCTTCTTGTTGTGTTTGTAAGTTTTGAGCTATAAGGTCTTCTACCACTGTTTCTGTATCAGAGGATGTATTCATAGAATTTATAGACGTATCTATTTGATTTTGTACCGTACTAGTAAATGTATCAACAGAAACAACAGAAACATTAACATTGGTTGTATCGCCTGCGCTTATAGTGTCGCCTACATTTGTTGTATTGCCTACGCTTGTTGTATTATCTAAACTATTGCTTGATGATGTGTCTAAAGTAGACATAGAACTCATATCTAAAACTTGGTTGGTTTGCATCGAAGCTAAAGCAAATTGGTCTGACCTACTAGGAGAACTACTGGTACTTATTCCACCTCCACTTGATGAAGTTGAGGATGCAAAACTAGAACCACTTATGTTAGATGTAGATGATGAAGTTGTTGAACCATAGTTTACAACTCTATTAAAAGAAACAGATGAACCTGTATTAAATGAGTCAACGCTGTCTGAAACAGAAGTAGAGCTTATGTCTTCAAAAGTAAAACTATTATTAGAAGAGGTTGCTACAGCAGTACTATTTGAGACTGAGGCAACAGTTGTTGAAGTCTCTCCCCTTGAATCAGTAACGCTTTCTTTAGCAGAACGCAAAGTTCCTGCAACAATATCAAGAGCATTAATCCTTACTGAACTTCTTTCTTTTTTTTGCTCGCTTTCTTTTTCGTGTTCTGTTTTGGCAAGACGCTCTTCTGTTTCTTCTTCAAGTTCAAATAACTCTTCTTCTTCACCAAGCTCGTCTATTTCCTCTTCAAGCTCTTCAACTTCTTCACGAATTGCAAATATTTCTTCTTGCAACTCTAATTCTTCCCTTATGATAGTATCAAACTCATATAGCTCTATAAGCTCTTCTGCATCTAAAATATCTATTACCTCTGTCTGGTTGTTAGCATAGTCATCTACAACTAAAACCTCTTCAAGATAATCTATATGTTCTTCTTGCGTACTGTGTAGTTCTACAGCGTATATTTCTTCTTCAAGTAAAAAAAGTTCTTCTTGTAAAATTTCTTCTTCATACCTTTGCTGTTCTTCTTCCCACGCTAAATCTTCTGCTACTCGTATTTCTTCTTGTTCTGTATCGTACAAGTCCATCATTACATCTACATCATCATAAGACGTTATAAGTGTAGTCTCAAAATCTATCATGCCATCATCACTAAAACTTACATCTGATCCCATCCAATCATCTACTTGTTCTTGTCCAAATTGTTCTACATCTAGCTCATACCAATCAGCATCAGTAAATCCTTCACATCTATTTTCGTAGCAAGGGTCATTAGGATCAAGGTATTCGTCATACTCTTCGTCATACCATAAGTCTTCTTCGGTATATCCATAATTATCTTCTTCTACATAGTAAGCTACTGATTCATTCTGTTGATATCCAGGACAAGATGGAGAGTATTGTGCATCATCTTCGCACTGTTGGTCATCGTAAGCATCCCAATAATTAGGACAAGTTGTATCATACAACTGCGTTATATTACATTGCTGTGTTAGATAAGCAGAAGCGTAACCTGTACATTCATCGCTGTATAATGAATCTATATCACATTGCTGTGTAAGATAAGCAGCAGCGTAGCCTGTACAATTTACATCATTAAGAGCGCTGCTACAGTCCAAAGCGTTGCCCGTGCCAACTCCATACAAAGATCCACCACCCTCAAGTAATGTATTTGCCGAGGTGTTGTTCCAATCTGTGTTTACACAACTGCTAGAATTTGTCGTGCCAACGTTACATTCATCGTGAAACAAGTATTGGTATATTTGTGAGGATCCACTGCCGATTTCACCAATAATTACATCATGGTTTATAATGTCTAATTCATCGTATCTATATTCAAAGGTGTTGTTGGGCCACAAAATAACCTCAAAACTATTATCAGAATCTCTGTTAAATTCTCTCATGTCATACCAACCAAAGATCATTTTAGAGCTGTCGCCGTATGACTTCATCCTGGAGTCGTTATCTCTTATTAGATCTGTCCAGAAAGGCAGCAACGAGTATGTATAGGCCTTTGTGCTTAATTCATCTGGTGTGTAGTCACCACAATAGTTATTGTAATTTATGTTGCCAGTACCAAGGCCAAAATGAACGCAGCCATTGGTGGCCATGCGGGCGCTATTAAAAGTTTGTCCGTAAAAAGTGAAATTAAACGGTATGTTTATTGTTGTTGAAAGCTGATCGTCACCGACCTCATAGGCTAGTTCGCCTTCAAAATTATCAGCATTTTTTTGCAGTTGATAAAGGTCTTGTGAACCTTCGTAAATATACTGGCCTAAAGCGTCTAAACTAAACAGGCACGCTATTGCGTAGCATAGAATTCTTTTTTGCATTGTTTATTGGTTTTGGTTTTTCTTGTGTAAGTCTTTTTAACCAAGCCTACGACATCTTTGTTTATTTTTGCTCTATTTGGATTTGATTCATAAGTGCATTGTCTAATAAATTCTTTTTCTGCATCTTTTACATCTGGTCTTTTGGATTGATTGCTGGCCCATTCTGCTTTTGCCTCTTTGCCAATTTTGCCTTCGTATGGACAAGGAGTTCCTGCCATTGCCATGGCCTTGAACACTCGTTTGTCCTGGCATAACAAAGCAACGGATGCTACTTTCATGCCCATGTCATACAAATACTTGGATAGCTTTAATCTTTCACAATTTTCGTCTGTAACAGTTTTACCGCCAGAAAAACCAAAAATTTGGCCTTGAAATGCAGCCGACCGGCCTACGGTACAGAGATCCTGGGAATAACTCATTATGCTTGGCGCAATGGCCGATGCAGGCGGTGCCTCTGATTTAATATTTTGGTTGATCGTCTGAGTTGAATTTGATTCGTTGATGTTTCTATTCGTGTTATCTGATTTAGAATTATTTTCATTTACATTAGTATTTTTGTTATCGGTTGTAACATTAGAATCCGATGTTGAGTTGTTCGTATTAGTATTATTGTTTGTATTATTGCTTGTATTGTTATTGGTGTTGTTATTATTACTGGTGCTGTTGTTTGTATTAGTATTGTTAGATGTAGAATTATTGGTTACATTTTGATTTACATTTGAATCAACTGTTGAAGTTGATGTATTAACATTTGTATTAGTGTTGTTGTTCGTATTGTTTGAAGTATTGGTGTTGTTGTTCGTGTTGGTGTTTGTATTATTAGTACCACCCGAAGAAACATTATTATTTGTGTTTACACTACTGCTTGTACTGTTGTTTGTGTTGTTATTGGTGTTGGTATTTGAATTAGTATTAACATTAGTATTGTTGTTCGTGCTGGTGTTTACATTAGTATTAGTGTTGGTGTTTGTATTAATACCTGTACTTGTGTTGGTGTTTACATTTGTGTTTGCATTGGTGTTGGTATTTGTATTTGTGTTTGTGGCAGTACTAGTATTTACATTCGTATTAGCATTAGTATTTGTATTTGTATTTGTAGCGGTGCTAGTATTCACATTTGTGTTAGCGTTCGTGTTGGTATTTGTGTTGGTGTTTGTGTTCGTTGTCGTAGTATTGTTTGTTGTATCTAAACTATTGTTTTCGCAATACTGAGATCCGTTGACGCAAGCTGTACCAGACTGTTGCGATGACTGGGCGTTTACATTTATAGAGAAACCAATAATTGCTGTAACGATAAACATTACAGAGGCCCAAGTAATTATTTGGTCATGTTTTTTTTGATCCTGCTCCTTGTTCATTGGGTGTGTAAACTCCAAACTCAATTAGTTTTTCTTTATTTTTTAAATGTTCAGCCTCTATATCACTTTTACTTTGTCCATGATATGCAACAGCTAAATATTTTCCAATCATAACAACATTTATATTGATGCCGTCTACCACTACCTCACCCAAAACTCTACCATATTTTCCCTTAGAATCTTTAAGTTTTGAGCGTAAAACTACGTTTTTTCCAGAATTAATTGAATCTTCTAAAAATTTTGCAGCCAATTTGCCTCTTACTTTTTCGTCTTTGTCTCTGGTTCTACTCTCTGGAGTATCTATGCCGTAAAGTCTAACTCGACATTTATGGAGTATTGAAAAGCCTAAATCCAGTATACAATCGATTGTGTCACCGTCCACCACGCGAGTCACCTGGCAGCTGTATTCATACATTAATCTTCGCCTTTAAATTGTTTGCTGCTACCTGTTGTGCCAGCATAAAGTCCGAACCATGCAGCTCCGGCCCCAACCACTATAGAAATAAGTCCAGATTGCTCAAACGATGGTTCTGGCAGTTCCATGAACCAAATTGTGCATTTGTAAAGCAGCACTATATAAACCGTAAGAAAGGCTCTGGGAAAAATGCGCCAGGAGTCAACTGCTTTTGCTAAGTGGATCCATTTTTGGTGTGGGTTAATTTTGTCATCGGCCTCAAGATCTCTAATTTTATCTTTAAGATCTGAAATTTCTTGAATCATGGCCATAAATTTGTTGAGATCCATTTCGACCTCGTTTCTGTCCATGTCACCGCCGAATCTGCCGCTGTTATCATTCATATAAACTTAGCCAATACTATGGCCCCAACTATAAAAGGATAAACGGCCCAGATCATGTTTTCTAATTTATCAAATCTTTTAGATCCATCCTCCAGGCGTTTATCGATGTTTTTGTATAAGGCTCTACACTCGCGTTCGTGTGATTCTATTGCGTTTAACGCATCCTTGACAGTGGCCATTATTTTTTCTTGGGCCTGCCGGGTTTTTTTGCCACTCTAATTGTTGTGTAAGCCTCATCCACATCTGGCGTTGATTTATCATCTGCCACATATTGACCTTTTTTGGTTCTAGCTCTTACTTTTTTCTCTTCTGTTCCGGTGAAAAAATCCACTACCCTAGTCCATAAACTCATATTACTTCTCCTTGGCCTTGCCAATGTTTAGAGCTGCCCAGTCAATCAGCTTGTATAATTTGCCGATCCAAACATCATCTTTTGGGGTGGGTGTGCTGGCCGCAATTAAACTTGCAACTGTGACAATAATTGTAATCCAACTTACTAGATTGAAAATCATTTCCATTTTCTTCTCCTATAAAGGGTGATCGTCACTATCTCCCATGAATAAAACACCAAGACTTGCTACTGCAAATATTGTTGCTGCTAATATAAGCAAGTCTATCATTTTTTAAAATAACTTGGTAATCCAATCATAGACCTACCATCAAATTTGTTTTTTTCTGCATCTTTGCCACTAGCATCATTATAGTGTAAAAACACTTGTCCACAGTCCTGGCCTTTAAAAGCAGAGCGCCAATGTTCAAGATCACAGCCTCTATACATCAACATATCGCCTGGCTTTAAATTTACCTCAACACCATCCTGGCCTTCTTTTCCAGATGGCTCTAAATATATGGGCCACTCATCACCGCCTAAGTGCATTGTGGTAGATATTTCGCAAGAGTATCTGTCTTTATGTCTTTTTAAAACATCACCTTTTTTATAGATTCTTGCATATGAATAAGTTTCTGTAAGTTTAAGTCCTGATTCTTTTTCCATTACAGGCTTAACTTTTTGCAATAAAGTTTCCATAACTATGTCGCTATAATGCGAATAAGTTTCAGGTATTTGTGGGTCGTTCCATACCCCAAAGTATTCAGTAAACCCTGATATATATTTTTCATCAAACAAATGCCTTGCTACTGCTCGTTTGTTTAAAAAATATTGATAACAAAAATCTGCTAACTCTGCTGATATAGCTCCTTTAATTACTTGGTATTTATCTTTTTTAAAACTCATTTTTTTTCTATTGAATATTTGCAACCATTATTAATCTTTTTTCATTAAGAGCAGGTGGTTCAACAGAATGATTAAATTTACCATCAAAAATAATTGCACCATCTTCTTTGGGGTTTGAGAAAAATTTTTTATTGTTTTTATCAAAAACTATCGTTTTTCCATTTTGAAAACTATTCAAATAAACAATAACAACTTTGTGCGGTAGGTTTAAGTCAGTATGCGGTACGCTTTCTTTTAAAGCGTTATGTAAAACTAAATTAAGATTCATTCTATAAACAACATCAAAATTTATATTATTAAAATCTAATATTTCTTTTAATATAAAATAACATTTTTCAAAATGATCAGAGTTAGGAATGCTAATAGCTGGTACTTGTATTCCATTGTTTTCGTGTTGTGGACTTCTTAACAGCTCGTGACTAAAAAAATCAATATCTTTATCTTTTGAATTAAAAGTAGTTTTACTTTGATAAAACCAACCCATTTGTTCTGTTAATATAATATTTTTTAACTCTTTGTAATTTTCAGTTACAGGATTTTTTAATTCAGTAATCATTTTTCATTTCTCTCACCATTGCGTAAATAATAAAAATTGTACAAATCAAAGCAATTTCTTGATTTTTATATAAAATCCAAACAAAAATATCTATCATCTAAATGGGTATCCTAAATTCCAACACACTAAGGAGTGTCGTATTCCTTTGGTTACTGGTTTGACTCTATGCCAAACAAAAGAAGGAAAGATAATTACGCTACCTTTCTTTCTAATTTCTTCACATATTCTAGGTTGAGAGCCTTCGTCTGTGTTTCTAAAATCAAACTCTAAATCTCCGCCTTCGTATTCATCAGGATCGGTAAGAGATACAGTCATACTAAGTTTTCTTAACTTACCATGTGTATTGGCATTTTCAGGTTGGTTATAAGGTTCTTCGTATGAGTCACAATGCCAATCGTAAAACTGACCTTTTTTGTATTCGGTAAACTGACAAGATTCTGAAAAATCCCAATCAAAATTCCAATCAGCACTAGCGTTTGCTTGATGTATGTA